ATTCTAAGCAAATCAATCCATTTTTTCCGAAGGGTGGTGTAAAAAAAAATAATGTATATTTGTCGTATGCCAAATTTGAACAATAGAAGGTATCGAAGGTTTGAAAATCCTGTAAAACCAAATACTTACAAAGATTCAGTCGATAAGAAATTTTACGGTTCTGCAATCTGGAAACGAATTAGGACTTTACAAAAAATACGGAAACCGATTTGTGAAGTTTGCGAAGCTAAAGGCATTATTACTGATTGTTCTGATGGAAACAATAACGGTATAGCGGATCACGCTATAAGATTATTACAAGGTGGGCATCCGTATGATGAACAAAATCTATTTACACTTTGTAAAAAATGTCATAACACTAAAAGTAATATGGAAGGTAGAGGCTTTTCACCAGGTAGAATGGCAAGCATAGACGGTTATTACCTTCCTCAAAGTAAAGAGAACATTATTAAAGCTATTATAGCTAAAAAAGTAAATTAAAATGAAAACACAAAAGTTAAAAGAACTTCAGGGCACTTTAAAACCTAGTCGGGTTAAAAGAATTACGCCACAACAAATAATTGCCCATAATCCGTTTGAATTGACGGACGAAGAGCAAAATACTGTTGAATTGGTAAAAAGGCATTTAGAAAGTGCCGATGCTAGTTACAATGTTGATATTATTGCTATAAATATGCTAGCAAGGTTATTAACCGTTATTCAGCATGCAGCCAATAACATCTTAAAAAATGATGGTGTAGTGGTTTATCCTAATGGTACCCAACAAATATCACCCGAGTGGACGATGTTTAAACAGTCGGTTGAGATTTATAACGATATGTCTGATAGGTTTGGATTAGACCCGAAGGCTCGTTTGAAGCTCGAATACTTTAACCGGGCCGACAAGAAGGAAGAAGATCCGATTATGAAGCTAATTAAAAACGCCTAATGTTTCAACTTGAAAATGAAAAGATAGGTGAATATGCAAGATTAGCCATACAAAGGCATTATGATGACCTAAAAAAGTCAGAAAGTAGTAATTACCCTTATTATTACGACCAAAAGGCAGCTGATACCTATATTTCTTTTATGAAAGTGTGTAGGTTGACTAAAGGTGAGTACGCTGCCATGAATGTCAATGTTATGCCATGGCAAGAGTTTTTTTGGGCTATGATTTTTGGATGGAAGCGTAAAATTGATAAAAAACGTAGATTTAGGAAGGTTTACTTAGAAATATCAAGAAAAAACGCCAAAACCGAAACGGCAGCCTTAACGGCAGTAGCTTGTTTTATACTTGACCAAGAAAAAGGAGCTGAAATTTACACAGCTGCAACCACTCGCGACCAGGCTCGTATATGCTGGGATGCTGCCAGGGTAATATTAGACTACTTAAAAAAAGATAGCAAGGCAGTAAATAAAATGGTGCAGGTTCGCGCTCACTCTATTTATAGCACTCAATCTAATTCAAAGATGGTGCCAGTGTCTTCTGATGCTAAAACTTTAGATGGACTAAACCCACACGTGGCAATCATTGACGAGATGCACGCGCATCCGGATAGTTCTATTTTAGAAATCATGGAGTCGGGTATTGGTAGCCGTACACAGCCATTAATCTTAATTACTACTACTGCAGGATTTAATAAAGAAAGTCCATGTTACCAATTACGAAAAGTTTGTTTAGATATTATTAAAGGTCATAAACACGATGACGCGGTTTTCCCCCTTATATTTTCTTTAGATGAAGAAGATGACTGGCAGGATAGTAATAATTGGGTAAAATCTAATCCTTCCATGAATGTCACTATTGGTATGGGTTATTTACAAGACCAATATACAAAAGCCATAAATGAAGGAGCCGCAAAGCAAATTGGTTTTATGACTAAAAACCTTAACTATTGGACAAATACTCATGCGACATGGATTAATGAAAATATGTGGAATGAGTGCCAAATGGATATTAAGGAAGACTTTTTATTAAAACGTCCAGCATTTGGCGGCTTAGATTTGGCGCAAACAGTAGATATAAGTGCATTTTGTTTGTTTTTTCCTGAATTTGACGGTAAACCAGCTTTTTTGTTGTGGAAATATTGGATACCTGAAGAAAATGTAAAGGAAAGGAGCCTTAGAGATGGCGTTCCTTACATGGATTGGGCTTTAAATGGAAGCATAAAGGTAACGAATGGTAATATAGTAGATAACGATGTTATAATCAATGATATTTACTTGTTATACCAAAAATACAATATAAGAAGTTTGGCTTATGACCCATGGAGAGCTACTCACGTCGTAATTTCACTACAGGAAAGAGGGGTAAACGTTAAGCCATTTCCTCAAAGTTTTCCGGAAATGAATACGCCTATTTGCGAATTTGAAAAAATGATAACAGGCAAAAAGATATTTCACAACGGAGATCCAGTTGCAAAATGGATGCTATCAAATGTGGCGTTAATTATTAATTCTACAGGCTTAGTAAAATTTGACAAAAGGAAATCTAATGAAAAAATAGATGGCATGGTTGCGGCTGCCATGGCTATCGGTGAGGCTATTGACCCAAAAAATAAAATAAATTTGGATTTTAATCTAATTATTGGATAAATTTTTTATTTGCTTAATAAATTTATTATATTCATCTTTGTAGTATGGAGTTTATAAATAAAATAGTAAAGTTTATAAAAAGAAGTAGAATTTCCAATTTAGGGCCCGCTAAAGATTGGAAATTATACCAAGAACTTTTTGGCACTAACCAAAGGCGCGTATCTCACGAAACTTCATTATCTATTCCTGCTTACTTTAGGGCTCTATCTATTTTATCGGAGCAAATAGCAAGTTTACCATTTTCCATTTATGAATTAAAATCAGATGGGAACGTGGTTGAGGCTATTAATCACTCAATGTATAGCTTAATTAAATATAGACCTTCAAAAAAATACGATACTTTTAGTTTTAGGGAAGCCATTGTTAGGCAAGCCGTAAACGGTTCAATGTCCACTAAATCGGGAAATGTTCTTATTATTCCTAATAGAAATCAGGCAGGTAATGTAATTGATTTGGTTCTTGTTGATGAACCGTGGGAAATGTATAAGATTAACGATGAATTTTACTATAAATTAGAATCCAATAATGAAATTTATAGCCAGTCTGAAGTACTTCATATAAAATCATTTAGCGATAACGGATATTGGGGAAAAAGTTTAATTGAGGCAGGAAAAACGACTTTTTCCAGAGCTTTACATGAAATTGATTACGGAAATGATGTTTACGCTAAGGGTACAAATCTTTCGGGTACTGTTGAAACCGATATGATTTTAAATGAGGATCAATTAAACGCAATTAAAAAAGGTTGGGCAGATAAATATTCAGGCCCTAACAATCAACAAGGTGTAGCATTCCTACAGGCTGGTTTTAAATTTAAACCAGTTTCTTCAAAATTAGATGCAGCCGATATTGACGCAAGAAAATTGACTATTGAAGATATTTCTAACCTTACTGGCGTTCCGGGCTTTCTTTTGTTAGGTCAAAACAATATTTCTGCAACAAACATAGAAATATTAAATAGAATCTTTGTTCAATACACTTTAAGGGCTTGGACTAAAAGAATTGAAAATGAGTTTAACACAAAGCTATTCCCACAAAAAGACTGGGGCAAATATTTTGTTAAGTTAGACTTAGATGAGTTGTATAGAGGTGATGTTATGGCTAGAGCAGAATTTTACACTAAACTTTATAATATTCGAGCGATTGCACCAAATGAAATTAGAAATCTTGAAGGATTTAATCCTTACGAAGGTGGCGATAAATTCGGCATGCCATTAGCATCTAATAGTAAAGAAGTCACTAATCAAAATAATTAGCGATGCCATATAAAACTTACCCTCAATCCGCAAGCAATGCAGCGAAGAAAGCTTTGAAGCATAAAGAAGATAATGGCAGTAAGTGTGGTACATCTGTTGGTTGGAATAGAGCAAGGCAGTTAGCAAATAGAGAAGCATTGAGTGAAGATGAAGTAATTAGAACATATAGTTTTTTAAGCCGTGCAAAAGTTTATGACCAGGGCAAATATTTTGATGAAAATGAAAATGAAATTTGCGGCTCAATAATGTACGATGCCTGGGGAGGTTCAACAATGCTACCTTGGGCAGAAAAAACAGCTAATAAGATTATGGAAGACAGGTCAAATAATAAATCAATGGAAACAAGATATTTTAATATTGAATATAAAAGCCTTGAAAATAATGAAATTCAAGGTACGGCATCGTCTTTAAATTCTGCCTATGATATGGGGTATTTTGACGAAGCTATAGATGAGCATGCTTTTGATGATGCAGATTTTTCCGAGGCAGCCGCTTTATTTAATCATGATCAAAATATTGTACTTGGTAGGGTTAAAAACAAAACTTTAAAGATTGAGGTAAAAGATAAAAGCCTTGTTTACACTATTAATCCTCCTGAAACATCCGCAGCTAAGGATGTAATGATTTTAATAAACAGAGGTGACATTTACCAATCATCATTTGCTTTTGATATTAAAGATGATGGTGATTCATGGGAGGTAATGGAAGGACGATGGAAAAGAACTATTAAGAAAATAAACAAAGTATATGATGTTTCTCCGGTTACTTATCCTGCTAATCCAAATACTACTGTAGCCGCAAGAAATATGGAAAGACATATTCAGCAAAATGAAAAAGCGGAATGCAATTTCAATGAGTTTGTTGAATTTTTAAACAATTTAAAAAAATATTAACATGTTAAAATCCGATGAATTAAAGCAGTCGCGTTCCGCTAAAATAGAAGAAATGCGATCTTTAATTTCTGCCATTGAAACATTAGGGGCAAATGCCAACGATGAACAAAGGTCGAAATTAACAGCCATTAGGAACGAGGTTACTAATATTGAAAGTGACATTGAAAATCACTTGATGTTAGAAGCCGAAGCCAAAAGAATGGCGGCTCCTGCTACTAGGGGTAACGAAAACAAAGTTAGCGATGAGCAAAGAGTAAAGAAAAATTACTCATTCCTTCGTGCCGCTAACTTAGTAGCCAACAATAAAAACTTAGACGGCTTAGAGCTTGAAATGCATCAGGAAGCTGAAAGAGAATTTAAGCAAGCTGGTATTTCTGCATCGGGAAATCTTTACATTCCTAAAATGATTGTAAAGAACGAAAAAAGAGATATGACTGTTGGCTCCGCGGCTGGTGGTGGTAACACGGTACCAACTATTTTAGGTGATTTGATTCCATTTCTTGATCCTAGATTAGCGGTTATTCAGGCAGGTGCAACTTTGTTGACTGGCTTAACGGGTAATTTAGATTTTCCTCGTAATGATGCTGCGGCTACGGCAGTTTGGGAGACTGAAAATTCTGCCAACGATGAAACAAGTCCAACTTTTGACAAAATTAGTATGTCCCCTAATCGTTTAGGTGCATTTACTGATATTTCAAAACAATTACTTGTTCAATCGTCTATTGACGTGGAAAACTTTGTAAGAAATCGTTTGAGTGAAGCAATTAACAGAGCATTGGATTATGCTTTGATTAATGGCGATAATTCTACGCAACCATTTTACGGTATTTTGAACACAGCGGGTATTGGTTCAGTTGCTATTGGTACAGATGGCGGGCCGTTGACCTACAAACACATTATTGATTTAGAAACTGCCTTAGCTACCGATAATGCTGACTTTGGTACTTTAGCCTACCTTACTACTCCCGGAGTAAGAGGATTTTTAAAGAATACTGAAAAGGCTTCAGGTACTGCCCAGTTTGTTTGGTCAGATGGTGCGCCTCCTGTTGGTCAACAAGGCATTAGAACTGATTTGTTAAATGGGTACCGTGCTTATGTTTCTACGCAAGTTCCAAACAACCTTACTAAAGGTGGTGGTACTGATTTGCATTCAGTAATTTTTGGAAATTTTGCCGAGATGCTTATTGGTCAGTGGGCTGGATTAGATGTTGTGGTTGATCCTTATTCATCTAGCAAAAACGCATTAGTTACCATTGTAGTTAATTCATGGTGGGATGCTGCGGTACGTCACGCTGCTTCATTTGCAGCTATTAAAGATGCAGATATTACTGGCATATAAAAATTAAAAAAATGAAGAATATTTTAATTGGTTTGTTTGTTTTTGCCGCTATTGGATTGACGGCTTTTGTAAACGACCGAAGCAAAACACTTGATGCAAATTATGATGATGCTTCAAGTACATTTTATAGCTATTCAGTAAGTGACACAATCACTAATACTGAAATAGACACTATTACTATTCCTGTTAGCTTGTTAAGCCCTTGGAGCGGTTATTGGTCGATTGTAGCTACTAATTTGTCAGGCACTACTTATATTTTGCCTACTGTCTTACAAGCTGCAAGTTCTACCGATTATACTAGCGTTGCAACTTTAGACACTTTAAACGTAAATGGTTTAGTGCAATCTAATGAAGATGCTTTAATTGGTGGTACAAAATATAGATTAGTTTTAACTGGTGTTGGTACGCAATCAACCAAATATACTGCCTACTTTGTAGCTAAAAACCCATAAAATGAAAGTGAGATTTATAAAATCTCCTTCAGGTTCGCCTCATTCCCTTGGATATTTTCAGGGGGATGAGGCAGAACTAAACGAGATTACTGCAAAAGAATTGATAAGGCTAGAAATAGCCATTGAAGTAAATGATAAGCCAAAAGAAATAGAGGCTAAAACAATCATTGAAAATACAAGTAGCACCAAACCAAAAAAAGCTATTAAGAGATGAAACCTTGGAGAGTAACCGTTGACCAGACAAATGAATTATGGACTTTAGCCGAAGTCAAAAATTATTTAAAAGTTGAGGATTCAGCGGACGACTCTTTAATTACTACTATTATTAAAGGTGCCAGAGAATCGGTTGAGGCTAGACAAAATATTAGCACTTTAAATAAAACAATTGTACAAAGATTAGAAAGATTTCCATCTTCTTATAAGGTTGCTACTGATTACGAAAATGTAATTAAATTATTGGTTTACCCGGTAATTAGTGTTACTTCAATTACATACTTAGACGAAAATGGGAATAGCCAAACATTACCACAAAATTTATACGAAGTTGACACATACAGGGGAATAATAGGTGAAGCAGTTGATGAGGACTTTCCAGATACTTATCTTTCATTGAATGATGTTACGATAACTTATGTAGCAGGATTTGGAACAAGCGCAACAAGCTGCCCGACTGATATTAGAATAGCTATTTTAAAAATGATAGCTAATATTTACGAGAATAGGACTGATAGTGTTTATAAAATGCCTACGGCTTCGGATGTTATGTTAAACAGACACAAATATGACTGGGTATAATAAGAATGAAGTTATTGGTAAAATGAGGGATCGGATTATCCTTCAAAATGTTACACGAACAAAAACGTTAACAGGTTTTACAACCGAAGCATGGACAAACACAGCTACTATTTGGGCTTATGTGGATAGTAAACTATCTCGCTCAAATGAAACAGTTATTGAGGGCAAAAATACCGTTAAGAATGTTATTGAATTTACCATTAGGTATAATTCAAGTATCACCGAGGAATCAAGAGTTATTTTTAATAACAAAGTATATCAAGTAAAAAATTTAGCTGTAAGTCACGATAAGCGATTCATTGACTTTACTGGTTTTTATTTTGATAGCTACTCAACCGTTTAATTATGTTTATTAGTCAATCAAAATTAAACAACCTTAGAAAGCTTCAATCACAAACACAAAAAAAGCTTACTAAAAAAGGTGTTTTATTTGCTATTTATAACATTGCGGAAGCTGTTGTTGAGCTTGATAATTTAATGAAAAACATTACTGTTGAAAAAAGAAAAGAAATTCAAAAGGCGGCTGAACCAATAGCATTAGCGACATATAAAAGTTTTGTACCTATATCAAAAAAACCACATTATTATTATATTAAAGGTCAGGGTTTAATGTATGGAATTAGTCCTGGAAATTTACGACGTTCTATAAAAATTATTTCGGACGTAAAGAATTTAGAAAAAAGTCAAACATCATTAATCGGGCCATTATATCAAGTACAAGGTAGAGGTGCAAAGTTAGATAGCGAAATGACTACTGATGGCTTTTACGCACACATGGTGTATGGCAATACAAGGGGATGGGTTAAAAAAGTAAAGAATAAAGCTGAAAGAGCTGCTTCAATGGCTGTTATCCAAAAGATGTCGCAAGAGGCAATAAGGGTAGCAAAAGAATATCCGCGTAAATTTTGGGAAATATGATAGGTAAACTAATATATGCAAGATTGTCAACTGCTTCAAATATTACTGCCATTATTAGCACTAATATTTATCCTGATATTACGCCTCAAAATGTTGACTATCCATTTATTGTTTATTCCATCATTGATTCTAGTCCAGTTGACTTTAAAGATGGACAAAGTAATTTAGAAGAAATTGATTTGCAAATTGATGTTTATACCCAAAATTACGATACTACACAAAACCTAGCTAATTTAATTAGAAATAGATTGGACAGATTTGTTGGTACACTTGAGGGTGTTGAGGTGCAAACTATAAAATATGTTAGGCAAAGTTCACAGGTATTTAATGCAGAACTTTCTGTCTATTGGGTGAGTATTGATTTTATGATAAAAATGAAAAGATGAAACTAAGGCTTTTAAAAGAATGGAATGGAAAACAACCGGGTAACACTGGTGTATTTCTTTCGGAATATGGGGAACAAATGATTAAGGACGGCATAGCAGAACTACTTGATGATGATTTTGTAGTGGAAGATATGCCAAAAAAAGAAGAGGTAAAACAAGAGCCTGTTTACATTCCTATTCCTGTTCCTGCTGAATATTTCCAAAACGATGAAGAAGAAAATATTACTAAACAAAAAAATAAATAAAAATGGCAACTACTGGAATAATTAATGGTACGTTGATGCGACTATACAAAGATAGTACTGCTATCGGTTACGCAACATCTTGCCAAATGAACATTTCATCTGCTATGCGTGAAATTCTTACAAAGGATTCTGCAGCTGGAGGATGGAGGGAAGTAAAGAAAGGACAACTTTCTGGCACACTTTCTACGGAGGCGTTATATGCTGGCCCGGGAGATGCTTCAACAAACTATTTGTTTGACGATCTCTTTACCGACCTTGTAGCAGGTACAGCATTGACCATTAAGTTTACAACCGACGTTGTGGGCGATAATGTGTACACCATGAGTGCCATTTGTACATCATTAGACTTAAACGCTGGTGTGGAAGAGAATGTAAGCTATTCAGCTTCATTTGAAGTTACTGGCGCGATTGTGAAAACTACTAAAGCATAATTTAAAAATTACCTAAAATGAAAACAATAAAAATAGCTAATGCGGACATACCAGTTAAGTTTGGTATGTTCGTTTTAGGTACATTTTTAAGGGAAAGGAAGCTTAAATTAAGTGACCTTTCCCTCCTTGGCGAAGATCTTCTTTTAGCCCTTGAATTAGCTTTTGCAGGCGTTCAACAAGGGTACAAAGCTAAAGGAGAAAAATGTCCTTACGACTTACAATCATTTTGCGATTTGGTCGATACTGATATGGGAGGCATCACTCGTATAATGGAAATGATTTCAAACGAGATTTCACCTCCTGAAGATGAAAGCCAAAAAAACGTAGTGGCGAAGGTGGAGAACTCACCCTTGAATACATCGAACGCTTTTGTTTCGGAGTTTTAAGATTTCCTCCTTCGCAATACAATGAAATGAGTTTTAAAGAGGTTGTTATGGCTATGCAAGGTTATAATAATTTTTTTGAACAACAGGAGCAAACAGAATGGGAACGAATAAGATGGCAAACAACACTTTTACTAAATGTCCATACGGCAAAAGGGAAGAGTTTAAAGCCAAAAGATTTAATCGAATTTCCATGGGAGAATCCTACTAAAAAAGAAACTAAAAGAAGTTTGACAAATACTGACAAATCAATATTTGACAAATGGGATAAAGAAGCATAAATGGCAATAGGTAAGTTACTTTTAAAGCTGGGGATTGATACCACTAATCTCGATAAAGAGTTAGGTAAGGTAGAAAAATCTATGACAAGATTTGGACAAAATATGTCAAATCTTGGTTCAACTTTGACCCAGTCATTGACATTACCTATTATTGGAGTCGGTGCGGCTGCTTTAAAATCTTTTGCGGATATGGAAAAACTGCAAAATGGTTTAATTGCCATTATGGGAAATAGTGAAGCCGCTGCTATTGAATTAGAAAAATTACGAAAGGTTGCTGAGAATCCTGGTCTTGCTTTGCCGCAAGTAGTTAAGGCTTCTGCATCATTACAATCGACTGGTTTGTCAGCTGATTTTGCAAGAGAAACTATTGTTCAATTTGGTAATGCAGTTGCAAGGGCTGGAGGTGGAGCGGATGTATTTGACAGAGTTACGTTTGCTTTAAGTCAAGTAAGTTCTGCATCTAAAATAACGCAAGAGGATTTAAATCAGTTAAAAGAAGCGTTGCCGGAATTTGGCAATGTAATTAAAAATGAATTTGGGGAAACTACTGCTGAAGGTTTAAGAAGTTTAAATATATCTAATCAAGAATTTATACAAAGAACAGTTGAGGCTTTATCAAAATTAGAAAGAGCAAAAGGAGGACTTGGCAATGCTTTTGATAATTTAAAAGATAATGTTGCTAATAGTTTAGCGGAACTTGGAAAAGTAATAAATACAAGTTTAAATGTAGAGGCTATTTTTTCAGCATTATCAGATAAAATAAATTATTTGGTAGAAGGGTTTAAAAAATTGAATCCAGAAACACAAGCATTTATAGTAAAAACTGCTTTAATTGTGGCAGCTATCGGGCCCGCAATATTTATAGTGGGTAAAATGATAACTACTTTTGGAGCATTAGCAGGTACGACAAAAATGATTATCGAGAATTTTAAAAAACTTAAAGGTGCTGTTATAGGTGCATTTACGACTATTCTCGCTAATCCTGCTATTCTTGCGGTTGTGGCTGCTATTGCTGCCGTTGGTGCTATTGCTTTATATGTTTATGATAATTGGGAAGCATTTTCGAGTAGGTTTCAAAATATATGGATTAACATAAAAAACAGTACAAATAAAAATGTAGCTGATTTTATGAAAAACATAGATAAGCTACAAAAATTTTTAGGCATTGAATTGTTTGATGTTAGTGGTTTAACAAATTACACCGAACAACAAAAAGTAGTACAAAAAGAATTTAAAAGCATAGGCGAAACAGTTGATAGCCTATCAGGTAAATTAAAAGGTTTATTTGTAGCCGCCCCAAAAACTGGTATTACTGAAAATATAATTCAAGATAACGATAAAGACAAAGATAAAGACAAAGATAAAGACAAAGACAAAGATAAAAATACAAGTGTAGGCATTAGTACTGTTGCAAGTCCTGTAACTGCCATTGCGGCTGAATCTACGGGTAT